ACATCGACGGCAGCGCGACATTGACGATGAAGAAATCGAGCACGATCATGAACGTGCCGGCGAGCAGCACTGGCAAGGGCAGCCAGCGGCGCACTCCCGTGTGTGTCAGAAATCCGCTGACCGCGGGCGCGAGTGGTGCGCGTGCTTCACTCATTTCTGGGTCCCTCCATTTGGTGAATGTGCGGCCGATCGTCGCATCCGCGGTGCGGCGTGTCGATTACCTGTCAGGTAACGGTCCAGCCCTGAGAAACGGGGCCGGACCGCGTTTTGATGCCGTTTCTTGATGCCGTTTGCGTGTTCGGCTGCAGCGTCCGTGACGCGCGCGTGACGATCCGGCTAAGGCGGCGTCACGGTTGGGCCCGGCCGTGCGATCTCGCTCGCGCCGGAGGCACGGGACGCGGCCGAGATTGCGTTGCGATCGACGAACGTCATCAGGGGCGGCTCTGGGAACAGGTCCAGCGGAAGTTCTCGCAGCAGGCAGTCGGCATGACGCTTGTACCCGCGCATAAGATCGTCGAGCCGCTGCTGCGCCTCGGCGCCGCGTTCCATGATGTCGGCTCTTGCGTGCTCGAGGTAGGACCGCTTGAAGTGGGCCGCCAGGACGAGGCAGTCGAAGACGATGCCGTCAGGTTCCCGCTTTAGGTGCCGATCGGGCTCGCCGCGCACAATTGCGACGCCGGGCTTGCTGAGGTAGACATGAGCGATCCCGTTCCGGCACAGGTGCCTCGCAATCGCCGCCAGGGGACCGTAGCGAGGCTTGATCCGTGCCATGTAGTCGCGCCAGTAGCGCTCGATCGCGTGACCGGCGTCGGCGACGCCATCGTCGCCCAGGAGGTAGCCGAGCAACTCGCAGCCGGAAAGGACAGCCATGACGATCGGGTACGCGACGCCGCGGCCTACCGAGATCATCGTGTCGAGATCGTCGAACAGATAGCCCTCGACGACGCCCTTGAGCATCTGCTCGAGTGAAATGAGCGACCACCGATGGATAGCGGCGTGCGAGACGCCGGGCTGGTTCTCCTCAGGCACGGGGCGGAAGTGTAGGCGACGGTCCGTGACGCCAATATGACGCCGTTTGTGCTCGCACCCGGGCGCGTCCACAGGGGGCCGTACGATGACTCCGTCATCGCTGCATGTGGCGGCCCCCCGGACTAGTCCCCCGGGGGGCCGCTGTCGCTTGGGGGGCGCGTGTGACGCCGTGTACGCTCCGCGTGCGTCGCTCCTTGGCGATTCATGGTGGACACTGGCCTCGCCTGCCCGGCGGGGCCTTTGTTCTTCCGGGATCGATCCGCCGCACCGTGTCGTAGGATCGCCCGACCATGATCGAAGGATCGAGCGATGTCGTGCCGCGCGCCTGAGACGCGCGCCGCGGCCGACCGGGCCGTCGAGGCCGCCGCGGCGACCCGAGCCGCCCTGCGCGCCGCCTCCGCCGCCCTGCTCAACGACGTCGCGGCCGTCCAGCGCGCCGTCCGCAATGCGGCGCCCGCCGTTCTCGGCGGGATCGCGCCCGCCCAGTGCGCCGTCAATGACGCCGCGGCCGGCGTGACCGACGAGCTCGAGCGCGTCCAGCGCCACGTCCAGCGCCACGCCCGCGAAGTGGTGCGCCGCCTAGACACTGAGCGGCGGCGCTGCGGTCGCGCAACGCGACGCCGCCCGAACGCCGCACGCCGGCCGCGCAGCGCCGGCAGGCCACGCGGCCGCCGGCGCACCACGCGACGCACCGCGCGCGCCCCAGACGACGCAGGAGGCGAACCAGAGCCGGCCCCTGCGATCGGGGGCCGGCGATGAGCGCAGAGAGTCTCGAGCGCACGCGCGCATACCGGACGCGACTCAGGGAGGCCAAGGCGCCGGCGAAGCCGGAGCCCGCGCCCACATGCGGATGCGAGCGGCCGCTCACCCTCGCCGCCGCTGACGACCCGCGCGAGCCGCCGCGGTGCGTCCGCTGCGGCAAGCGCGCCGGACACGCGCGCGGAACGGACGCGCGGCCATGACCCGCGACGAGCTCGAGCAACTCGCCGACCTCGTCGCCGCCCGGCTCGCCTCCACTGAGCCGCTGCTCGACGCGACGGGCGCCGCCGTGCTCCTCAACGTGCCCGAATCTTGGCTCCGCAACGAGTCGCGCCGCGGCCGCTGCCCGCACGTGATGCTCGGCAAATACATGCGCTGGCGCCGCGTCGACCTGCTCGCCTGGATCGAGGAGCGCGCGACGTGACCGGCAGGCTCTCCCCGGCCGCGCTCGCGTTCAAGAAGCGTCTCCTCGCCGCGGTCGACATCGACCCGGACCGGTTCAACTACATCACGCCGGACCGCGTGTCGTGCCCGTGCCCATGCTGTGACGGAACGATGGGCGTCAGGTTCGACGGCGCCGCGCCACGCGCGACGCTCGTCTGCCACGGCAGCTGCTCCGAGGCCGAGATCCTGGCCGTGCTCGCCCGCAAGGCCGCGAAGCGGTGCAAGCGATGATCACGGCCGAGCAGCTCACCGGATCGGCGGCGCCGCTGCGTCGAGCGTGCACGGTCACGCCGCGGCGCGTGAACTGGCTCATGCCCGGCATCCCGCGCGGCAAGATCACGGCCGTCGCCGGGCAGATGGGGCAGGCCAAAAGCGTGCTCACCGCGTGGCTCGCCGGGCGCGTCACCACAGCCCAGGGCGTCAATCTCACCGAGCCCGCGAGCGTGCTAATGCTGAGCGCCGAGGACGACATCGACGACACGATCGTGCCCCGGCTGATCGCCGCCGGCGCCAGCCTCGACCGCGTCGCATTCCCGGCCGAGGACACGCTCGACGCCGAACGTCTCGCCACACAATGCGACGAGCTCGGCAACGTCGCGCTCATCACAATCGACCCGGTCTCGGCGTTCTTCCCGACCAGCGTCAACACGTGGCGCAACCAGGACGTGCGCCGCGCCCTCGAGCCGATCCGCAGGCTCGCCCAGGAGCGCAACATCGCCGTCGTCGTCGTCCAACACCTCAACCGGCGCGCCGACACCAGCGAGGCGCTCTCACGCATCGCCGACAGCCAAGGCATCCCGGCGCTCGCACGGTCCGTACTGATCTGGGGGCCAAGCCCGGACGACCCCGACGGCGACCGCGGCGACACGAAAGTGCTCACTCGAGCGAAAGGCAACCTCGCGCGCGCATCGTCGGCGCTCGTGTTCCGAGTCGAGTCGGTGCTCATCGGCGACGGCATTGAAGCGCCGCGGCTCGTGCTCATCGGGGAAAGCGACGTGCGCGCCGAAGACATCACGAGCGACCCCGAGACGCGCAGCCGCACCGACGAGGCGATCGCGTTCCTGCGCGAACTGCTCGCCGACGGTCACCAGCCCGCCGAGAACATCAAGGCCGCCGCGCGCGAAGCGGACATCAGCGACAAGTGCCTGCGCGTCGCACGCGAACGGCTCTGCGCATCGTTCCGACCCAAGGGCAACCACGGGCCCTACCACTGGCAGCTCCGTAGTGAAAAAAGAATGGGCATTCAGGGGCATTCAGGGGCATCCACGGGCATCCACGACTACGTGAATGCCGTGGATGCCCGTGAATGCCCGGATGCCCAACACCTACCGGCGGGCGTGGTCGAGCTCCGCCGCCGCCGCCTCGACCGGCAACTCGCCGCGCTCAACGACCTGCCCGACGACGAAGCCCGCGAGGCCGAATGGCAGCGCATCGCCGACGAGCTCGACGCCCTCGAGGACGAGCCGGCATGACCACCCAACGGCGCACGGTTGGCGTCGCCGGCGTGGGTATGGGGGGTGCCACGATTTCGGGACCCCCGGTGCACCGATCGCCGCCGCGTTACGCCTCTAGCGGCTCGTCGCGCTCGACCATCACGCTCGTCGCTTTCACTCGCGCCGCGACCCGCTGTCCCGCCCGCAGCCCTAGCTCCTCGACAGAGTCGCGGGTGATCGCCGCCGTGATCCGGTGCGGGCCGGCTTGGATCTCGACCCGGGCCATGACGCCGTCCACCTCGACGGACACGACGCGGCCGGGGAAGCGGTTGCGCGGGCTGAAACGATCTCCTGTCTCATGGCGGGCCGGCGTGCGGCGCAGGCGCGTGACTTCCTCGCTGGACACGACCCGGTTGTTGTTCGCGTCGCGCGTGGTCTTCAACCGGCCCGCACGCTCCCAACGGCGCAGCGTGTCAAGGCTGACGCCGATCTGCTTCGCGGCTTCACCGAGAGTCATCCCGGCCATCGACTCGGATCGCCCGCGAAGGTACCACGCGGCCGTTCGCTGTCGCGGCGCCGCGATTCAAGCGACCCCGCCACGCGGCCGCCCGCGACCTCACCTGTGCCCACATACACGCACCCCCGGATCGCGGTACACGGCCCCACGCGAGGCCACGGCAGGCAGCGCCACACCGGCTCGACCGTGTCGCCCGGGATTCACCACCCGCCACGATCACGCACCGGCCACGCACCCGGCAGGCCGGCCGCCACGAAACACAACCACCGGCGCCACCACCCGCGGCCGGCACGGCATGGCACAGGCGCAAGCGCCGAATTATTCAGCACACAACCAGCACGACCGGGCGCGGAGCGTTGAGCATGAGCGCTGAGCGACCGGTCACTGATCCTCAGCAGTACCCCACGATTCATGGTGCAGGTACTACATGAGCCACCACCCACACCGGCTCGTAGCGGCGTCGCCGGGCCTTTGGCGGCAGGTACTACATGAGCATGTAGTGCCTGCCGTGCCATCCCCGCGGGCGGCCGGCGAGCGCGGCTCGAGCCGCAGCCTATGGGTCCGAAAGTTCCGGCCGCTGCGCGCGCGCGACCACCGACCGTCGAAAATGCACCCAAAGGCTCTCGGGGGTTTGAAAGGTGCTCGCGGTGCCGCGTAAGCGTTCTCCGAGCGGCTCGAGCACGGCGCGCGGCTACGGCAGCGTCCATAAGGCGGAGCGTGACCGGTGGCGGCCGATCGTCGCGGGCGGCGGCGTCACCTGTCCTCGGTGTGGTCGGCCGATCACGCCGGGCGACCGGTGGGATCTGGGCCATGACCATGGGGGCGGGCGTGGCGGCGCGGTCGTGCCGGAGCATGCGGCGTGCAACCGGTCGGAGGCGGGCCGGCGCGGCATACGGGCGGCCGCGGAGAGTGTGGCGCGGTCCGCGCCGCCGCCGGCGCCGCCAGGCGGCGGCGTGTGGTGTTCATGCAGGGCGTGCCGGCCGGGCACGCACCGAAATAGCGAGGAGTGGTGATGACTGGCATACAACCGTTCAACCTTGAGAGCCTCACCGAGGCTGTCGAGGCGTTGCAGCCCGACCAGCGGCAGTCCCTGATCCGCTTCTGGTTGCGGCTCGACCTTGAGGGCCCGGATTCGCCGTCCGGCTACCGGGAGGCGTTCGCCAGGCAGCGCATCGACGAGCTCCGCGGCACCGTGCCGGTCGCGCTCGGCCCGGTGCACAAGCTGACACCGGAGGAGCACACCGAACTCCGTCACGTGCTCGCCGAAATGCCGATCAGGTACCGGTACGACGAGCACAAGGCTGGCCGCCGCGCCGACTGGCGCAACGAGACCGTGCGCTACTTCGAAGCAGCCGAAACTCTGTTCACCGACCGGGCGCTCAAGGCGGCGATCGGTGGTGCGCCGTGAGCGTCCGCGTAGCCCTTCACAATTCGTCACGGTTACTGTCAGCGCCGGAGCGCGATCGCGCCACCACCCTGCCAGGCACCGCTTCCACGGGCGGCACCCGCAAGGGCCGCCAATCCGCCGGGAGATCCGTCAATTTCGAGCCTTCGAAGGAGGGCTGATGTACTGGGACGATCTCCTGCGCGACATGCGCGAGGAATACCGGGGCCTGGTTGATCGGGCGGCGCGCCTGAACGACACGGCCAAGAGTGAGAACCGGTCGATGACCGAGAGCGAGTCGGCGCGGTGAGCATGCGACGAACGAGGCGCGCGAGCTGAGTGAGCGCATCGTTGCGATCGAGGCGCGCGCCGACCGCGACAACTCGGCCGGCCGGGCGCCGGCTTCGGCGTCTTGGGCGCCGGCGCTCCCCGCCGGCTACGGCGACTTCCGCGACCCGGGCGACGTGGGCGTCGAGGCGTTCATGGCCGGCGAGTCTCGGACGCTGGACGTGTCATTCAAGGGCCTGACCGTCGAGCGGAACGCGCAGGGCCTCGCTGAGGTTCGGTCGCTGCTGACGACGACGGCGACGGCGCCGATCCCGACGTCTTTCCGCTCGGTGCTGTACCAGCATTTGGTGGCGGCGTCGGCGATTCGGCAGGTCGCGACGGTGCTCACCACCACGGGCGGCGAGCCGATCATCCTGCCGAAGACGACCGCGCACCCGGCGAACGGGACGATCGTCGCCGAGGCGGCCGGGATCGGCGAGTCCGACCCGACATTCGGGCAGGGCACGCTCACGAGCTACAAGTACGGCAACATCATCCAGATCTCGAACGAGAATCTCGCCGACAGCGGCGTGAATCTCGAGTCTTACATCGCGCAGGCGATGGGTCGGTCGCTCGGGCTCGGCTCGGGTCACGACCTGGTGGTCGGTACCGGCTCGAGTCAGCCTCAGGGTGTCCTTGTGGGTGCTGGCACGATCGCGCAGGTCGTTGGCGGCACGCCGGCCGCGTCGGGCGCGACGTTCAGCGAGCTGGTTTCGGTGTACGACAAGATCATTCCGCCGTACCAGGTGCGGGGCTCGTGGTTCTTGTCGCAGTCGGCGCTGTCGAAGCTGCGCGCACTGGTGAACACCCAGGGAACGCCGCTGTTCCAGGAGTCGCTGCACGCAGAGACTCAAACCAGCATTTTCGGCAGGCCGGTGCTCGTCGATGTCGCCATGCCGGCGGTCGGCACGTCCGCGACGAGCATCGCGTTCGGCGACTTCAGCGCGTACTACGTCCGCGACACGGGCGTGCGGTTCGAGAGGTCCGTCGATTACGCGTTCGGCACCGACCTGGTCACGTACCGGGCTCTGCTGCGCTGCGACGGCCGGCTGCTCGACCTCACCGGTGCGATCGCGACCTATAAGTGCGGGACAGCGTAGATGGCACGCCAGGTAATCAAGAATGCCTACCTGCTGTTGAACGGCCAGGACCTGTCGAATCACATCGACTCGATCACCGTCACCTGGGCGAAGACCGACGTTGAGGTCACGGCGATGGGCGACGGCGGCAAGTTCCATCTTGCCGGGCTCGAGGACAACAAGTTCTCGGTGACGTTTTGGCAGGACCATGCTGCGACGTCGGTCGGTCCGACATTGGACGCGATCATGCTGGCCGCGACCGCGGTCGCGTTCAAGATCACCGACCAGGGCAGCGGCACGATCAGCGCCACGAACCCGTCATATAGCGGGTCGGCGGTGCTGATCAGTTACACGCCGGTCGCTGGCCAGGTCGGCGCTGGGCAGCAGGCCGCGGCCGAGTTCTCGGTGAACGGCGTCGTGGTCGCAGGTACGACGTGAGTCGTCGCGTCGAGACGCGCGCGGCGCAGGGGACCGTCGAGATCCGGGCCGCCAGTAATGGCGGCCCGGTGATCTCAGGCTACGCGGCCGTGTTCAACTCGCCGTCGAGCGAAGACCTCGGGTTTGTCGAAACCGTCGACCCGGGCGCGTTCGACAAGACACTCAGCGAGGCGGATGTGCGCGGTCTCGGAAACCACGACCCGAGTTGGTTGCTGGGCCGGAGCGGTAACGGCACGCTCAGGCTGTCGGTCGACGCGACCGGGCTCCGGTATGAAATCGACGTCAACGAGAACGACCCGGACGGCGTGCGCGCGCTCGAAAAGGTGCGCCGCGGCGACTGGGTCGGGTCGTCGTTTTCGTTCCAGGCGATCCGTGATGAGTGGGATTACCAGGTGTCGCCGCCGACGCGCCGGCTGCTCGAAGTCAAACTTATCGACGTCGCGCCCGTCACTTTTGCTGCATATGAACAGGCGACCGTGTCGGCGCGGAGCATGCTCGCAGACGCCGCCAGGGACAGCGTGCAGGCGCGCGAGGCCACGCTGGCCGCGCTCCGGGCACGCATCCCCGCAGACGGCCGCACAGCACGCCACAGCGCCACTGTGTCGCCGGGCATCGAGGCGCTCATGCGTCGCGTGGAGCTTGTTGGTCTCGAGCTGCGCGCCGGCCGGGTGCTCAGCGCGGCGAACGTGCAGGCGCTCCAGGACATCATCGACGGCATCGAACAGATCCTCGCCGACGCGGGCGCGATCGACCAGGAGGGCGGCGTGTGACCGGGCCCGGCTTGCCGCGGTCGGCCGCGCGGCGTATGCTCACGCGCGCAGCATCAATAGTTGCCCCCGCGACGGCGCTAACCGCCCGGGGGCGTGGCAACGAGAACTGGGGTCTCGATGCGACGTACACGCTATAGCCGCAGCCTGTCGGTAGCACTCCGCGTCGGCCCGCGTGCGCGTGCGTCCAGCCCTCCGCAACCGAAGGAGGCACACATGCCCAGCACGATCGACCTCGTCCCCGACGAGCGCATCGCGCTGCGCGCCGCGCTCCACGTCGAATTCGCGAGCGAGCCCGCATGGCAAGCCCTGATCGAAGACGACCCCGACGCGCTGCTCGAGCGCATGCAGCGCCTCGCGACCGCCGCACGGCTCGTCCACGCCACGCGGCACGGCCACCCGATCACCCGCGCCGAGCTCGCACCATTCGCTGACACGATCAGCGACTTCCGCGACGACGTGCTCGACACCTATGGCGCGAGCAGCGGCGACCAGCACCTCGTCGCAGGCACCACCGCGCTACTCCGGCTCATCGGAGAGGGGGCGTGATGGCAAGCGTTCACGACGTCCAGCGCGCACGGCGCCTCATCGACGAGATCGAGCAGGCCATGAAAGACGGCGAGGCGGGCCAACAGATGGCGCTGCACGAGGAGGCAAAAGAGCTGCTCCGCGCGGCCGGGGCGCAGATGCTCGGCGAGCTTGCCAGCCGGCACACAGACACCGAGGAGGAGGAAGCGTGACCACGCACCGGGAGCGACACCGCAGCATCACGAGCAACCTGTACAGGGCCGCCCGGGTCAGTAACGACCTCGCGGCGGTCGCGTCCGGCAACCCGCGCCGCATCACCCACAGGGCACGCAACATCGCCGTGGGACGCGCGCTCGGCCGCGCAGGCGTGTGGAGGCGCCTTTGGCGATGAGGCTCTACCACCGCACCCCTGCCGGTGACGCGATCCTCGCCAACGGGTTTCGAGACGCGACCGGCCACTACATGACCGGCGAGTTTTGGACGGGGGTATGGGTGGCCGACCGTCCACTCGACGAGAACGAAGGAGCCTCCGGCGATGACCTGCTCGCAGTCGATATTCCCGAGGAGATCGTCGTCCAGTGGGAGTGGGTGCAGGAGGTGAGCTTCGGCTACCGCGAGTTCCTCATACCGGCTGACGTTCTCAACGCCTACCCGGTCGCGAGGGCGGCCGAGGAGGACCAACGATGAGCGCGCGACGCAGCTACGGCACCGGCAGGCTGACCGTCCGCCACGGCAAGCGAGGCGACGTGTGGGTCGGCCAATGGTGGACCGACGGGACGCGCGTCACGCGCACGATCGGCCCGGCACGCCGCACCGGCGACAGCGTCGGCATGACCCGGCCGCAGGCCGAGGAGGCGATGCGCGCGCTCAGGGCCGAGGTCAAGCCGACCGCGCCCGCACGCGGCAGGACGTTCAAGGACGCCGCGATGGCGTACAGGAGCGCGCAGGAGGCGCGAGGACGCAAGCGGACGACCATCGCCGCCCTGGACGCCGCGCTGAACACGTGGTTTCTGCCGCGGTTCGGCGACCTGCCGCTCGGCCGGGTGACGCATGCCGACGTCGAGAAGCTCGTCGCGGACATGCGCAAGCAGGGTCGCGCGGCCGAGTCGATTCGCTGCTACATCGTCCGGCTGTCCGCGATCTACCGGTGGGCGATGAAGCCGCCGCGCGAATGGGCGACACGCAACCCGGTCGACGGCGTCGAGCTCGCGCCCACCGAGACATACGACGAGGTGCGGTTCCTGACGCCGCTCGACCTCGAGGCGCTCATCGGCGCCGCGATCGCGGGCGACTACCAGGAGCTCGACCGGGCACTCTATGTCACCGCGGCAATGACCGGGCTCAGGCAGGGCGAGCTCCTCGGGCTCAGGTGGGCGGACGTCGACTTCGGCGCCCAACGCATCCGCATGCGACGCAACTTCACGCGCGGCGAGTTCGACACGCCGAAGACGCGCCGGGCGATGCGGGCCGTGACGATGAACACGCGTGTCGCGCTCGAGCTCGTCGCATGGAACGCCCGGACCGCCCGCGGCGGCGACGACGACCTCGTGTTCGGCCATCCGGTGACCGGCGAGCCGCTCACCCGCGGCCCGGTCGTGCGCCGCTACCGGAAGGCGCTCAAGGCCGCCATGCTCGACGAGACGCTCAAGTTTCACCACCTGCGAAGCTCGTACGCGACGGCGATGGCGGCCGGGGGGATCGCGATGCGCGAGCTCATGGCGAACATGGGCCATGCGGACATGCGCACGACGCTCCGCTATGCCGGTTACAGCCCGAACGACGCCGAGGTTGAGCTCGCCGACCGGGCGTTCTCTCTTGATGCCGTTTCTGATGCCAATTTGAGAGAACCTGGCCCGCCCGAGGTGATCTCACATGACCTCACAGCACCGTAAACACGCGGTTTGCAGCTAATTTCACGACCTGTCAGGTAACGACCGCGCCGCGTGAGGGACGCATCCGCAGACAGGCGCGGGAGGCACGGGTGTAGTGTGTGACGACGCCATGGGCATCGAGGCGATACGACCGATCGACGTCCGCTTTCGCGGGCGC